CTGATCCATCATCATTTGTATTTTCTTCCACTTCATCAAAGTGTTTACCTAACATTCTGTTGTATATGTGTCTTCTACTTTCACCACCAAGATCTTCAACTTGTTGACAATACCGACACTCTGCAGGTAGATCCTTCCTGAACATATCTACCCTGAGTTTCCTCATTTTTTTACTATTCCAAATATCATCAATACTTTGTTGGTGAACACTCCCAACAACATCTTGATTGAAACAACAAGGTGTGATATTACCATTGGGTAATGTTGCTAACCATGTCCAGGGAACAATACAGTGAGGTTTTTTCATGTTAACTGGGATCGTTTAATATATCTATCATTTGGCTTACCATATGTGAAAAAATCTTTAAGTGTATATTGATCTCTCAATTCAGTCCACCATTTCCAGTATGCCTTTCTAGTAAAATAAAGATCTTGCCTATCATCCCTCACATAGTTTTCTTCATAACTTCCAGCATCCTCTTTAACAGTTATCAATGGGATTGAATACGTCCTGCCATTTTGACAGACAAAGTAGTCTACAGTGGATCCTGGGAGTCTCATGGCGTCTCTCCACCACCAATTACCATTATGGTGATAAAAGTTAAACTTATTACCATCAGTGTGCAACCTTAACAATTTTTCTGCATATGGTCTATTAATCATGCAGGGACCATAGTCGTGTCCAGGCAAAATGGGATGAAGGAAACATGGAATCGTATGCATATTTTCAAACCCTAATTGAATACAATCCCAATCATATGGAATATTATTCATTAAGTATTCCCAATTAAAATGCCAATAATCTATTGGGTACAAATCAAAATCATCTTCCATTAAAATACAATATGGATCATTGGATGTGACTAACCAATGTCTGATCATATCCAACGTTGACATTGCAGTAGCACACTCTACTCGATGCCGTTTCTCTTGTTTGTATATTTTTTCTTTACACCCTATGACTAGATGTTTCCAACTATCAATTTCGGATGCTTTGTACGTAGATGCAGAATATCTTTCATAGTTTGAAATTTTATACTTATCAAACTGAGACTCCATCCAATCTGCTTTATCTTTTCTGGAATCCAAGTTTAAGTAATATATTTTTGGTAAACCTTTTAATTTATTTTCTACCACGACTCTTGCCCATCACCAATTTTAAATAGCATTTCTTTCACTTTTGATGTATTGATAGAGAATATATCAGATAATTCATATTTACTTGCTTCATTCTTCCACCATTTCCTCACACAAGAATCTGCTACTATTGCGTGCCTATTAATGTGTGTGTCATGTGCATCACTAGTATATTTTAATTCTCTGTTCGTAGTGAATAATGGTATCGAATAAGTCACACCAATTTCATAAGGAACATAGTCAGGACTTTGATAATAAAACTTTGGATATGTGGGAGACATTCCATAATTTTCATGAAATTTTAATTTACCACCAATCCAGTGAATATCAATTAATTTTTTTGCATATCTGCGATTTATCATGTAACATGTTGCACCTTGATTGTTATTTGTCCTACGGTGCAAATTCATCTGCATATATTTCAATCCCAAGATATGAAACTGAACACAATCCCAGTTTTTAGGAATATATGACATCAAAGTTTTCCAGTCAAACGTCCAATGTTCCACAAGATCAAAAGACAAATCATCTTCAAGTATCAAGCATGTTTCAGATACTTCTTGCTGATACCAATCAATAATACTATGAAGTTGATTTACTAAAATGGATGTATATCTTGGAGAATGTGTAGCGGGAGTACTAATGTAATCATCCCAATTAGATACCAGTTTTGCCGCAGAATATGTTGATGCAGATAACCTTTTATAATCTGTAATTCCATACTTACTGAACTCATCCTTCAGTAAGTTATTTCTTTTTGATCTTTCATCTAAATTAATATAACGAATATGTGGGATACCCCTCAATTTATCATGAATCATACTAACCAAGTAATAATTGAATAACGTACTCCCTTTGTAACTGGTCTGATTTCATGTGGGTACATGAAGTTTGATGGGAATACTAATGCCGCACCCTTTGGTGGTCTATGCATCATAGTGCCATCCCAGAAGCAAAATTCACCACCCTCGTAGTCATCATTTAAAATTAGAGAACATGATAGACTTCTCTGTTGGGTGACGAAACTATCTACATGTTGAGTGTAGAATTGTCCCTCTTTATATCTTAGCAGTTGATATCCAGTATCAATATTGATTTCAAAGTATTTGAAATTCTCATGATATTTTTTACTCACACTTGAAACTGATTCAAATAGACGATCATCTAACTGTCTGCGTAGTTGACTATCTCCAATAATTGCTTCACGACTCATTGAAATTTCATCAACGTTTCTGATGTTGGTTTGTAATCCATCACCAGTTAATGCTAAGTTCCATTCATTACTATTTGAATATTCTTTAATGATTGCATCACAAAGATCCTCTGGTACAACATCATAATATACTTTCACATAATCTTCTAGTATATTTGTTCCTCCTTCTTTGAATTCCTTTACTACCTTCTTTTCTTGTAGCATTTCAAGACCATCTTCAGACATGACAATTTCCATGTTGTCTGGAATTGGTGGATTCTCTCTAATTTCTACTTCTTTCTGTACAACTTCCTTATATTCTAGGTATTTTTCTACACCCTTTCTTTGTTTAAGATTGGTGTTTTCGCCTCTTGTGTCAAATACAGCGTGCGCTTTATCTCCTCTACTTCTCACATAATGTAAGAAACATTGAGTATACCAGTCTCCTGTATATTCTTCTCTCCAATGCCTCGCTTTACATCCAAGATAAATCATAGCATCTCCAGGTTTTAGAGATACTCTTACCTCTTTACCATCTGGAGTTTCAATCCAAATAGGCCAATCTTCATCACCATCAAGATGAACCGTTAGTGAAATTTCACATGCATCACGATCAGTGTGCCCTTCAAGAGTAGCACCATTCTTATATACTCTTGCATAAGTATAAGTTGGTAAAACATTTTCCCCGATAGCAATGCTTACCTCGGGACACTTCTGACACAATATCTCCAAGAATGGGAGATAATTGTATACAGCACTTGACTTGGGGACTTGATCGTCTCCCCTCATACCTTCTCTGCTTGTAAACTCTCTAAATTCATCAGAAAGTTCTTTAACAGAACATGAATCAAGGAACCCTGGAATGACGGTGTAATTGTTAGACCAGAGTTCTTTTTTATATTGAGACATAGTAAAAAATAATATAGATGGTTTAAATTATTCTGCGTTTTCTAGAGCTTCAATGATAGAGTCTAGGTCAGTCTCTGATAGATATGACTCTGAAGCCACTTCTGCTGCTGCTGCTTCCGCTGCCATTGCTGCTTCTTCTGCAGCAATGGCATCCAATCTAGCATTGAGAGCAGTTGTTGCTCCAACACCAAGGTTGTTATCATCAAGATTTGTGATTACAATGTTTGCACCCATGTTAGTTCCCCATGGTCCAGAACAGAGTTCAATCTCACCTCTGTCTACAATCCATTGAATGGCGTGCACCGAAGTAGTATATCCCACGTGTTCACAATGATAGGTTGGTACCCATGACATGTCGCATCCACTAGCAGATTTATCATCCACACGGATGAATCCATCCGCTACAATTGCTGTCAATCTTTGAATACTCATTGCTCTTCGTCCTCTCCTTCTGTTAGGTAATTGGTTAACGGAGTAACGGTAGTGGGAATCACTCCGTTATTTTTTAATGCTTCTTCAATATATATGCGTTTGTTCTGGTCATTCGCTTTCACAACTTCATTTCTGAATGATTCAACTGCTGATGCTGTTGATCGACCTTGTGCCGACGCTTCAATTACCAAAGAAGGAATCCATCCTACAGCACAACCCCACTCATTCACATCTTGACCAGTATTGGGGTTGTATCCCATGATTTGCATGTACCAAGCACACTTGTGTTCGACACAATTTTTCCTAATTAAAGGACACCACTTTTTATCACTCATGTCATTTAACTTGATTTGAAATTATTATAACAGTATTTATGAATGATTGCAAATGATCACATCACAGTAAGATACAGAGAAACCTACGTTAGAATCGACGGATCCACCAGTAGAACTGTGAGTGGTACCATGATTGTGTGCGGTACCACTACCTGCGTCTCCACTGCTAGGACCACCTGGCCCCGCAACACCTACAGTAGGGGCTTGTGGGTATGTACCGGAACAGTTACTGCTGGAATTACCACCACCATTGTAGTTATGACTATGCGATACGGTAGTGTTAGCGTCTAATGAAGTAGGTCCAACGTTGAATGATGTTGTTACTGGAGCATTTCCACTGACGTTTCTACTAGCAAAAGCACTTGTAAATCCATTAGAACCGCCACTACCACCACCAGTTCCGGATACAACTCTAAATGCTTTGTTGTTGTGAGTGGTCACCTGACTCCATCCAGTAGGAGCGGACGAGCGGAACATGAGTGATCTAGCATTTTGTGCAAAACCACCGTCATAGATGCTGTTTAGTGTGCTGCTATCACCACTAAATGTTACACCACTGGAAGTTAATGTTACTGACATGATTCTCCTTTAGTTTATAGATCAAGTACCACTATATGAACATAAAATAATGTCTACATATTGAACCCCAAAGTCAATAGTAGTGTCAAAACTACCGGTAGCACTTGCAGTATGTGGGTGACCATGTGCTCCACTGTTACCATAATTACCGGATCCCCCATTACCTTGACGAACGTTCGTCGCTGGAGTGCTAGGCGTGTCCCCACCAACGGTTGTGCCACCACCATTATTAATAGGGTGACTATGTTCTGCCATAGTATTAGTATCAATACTGGTATTACCAACATCGGAAGCATTGATAGTGCAGGTAAAGTTTGCACTTAGGGGTCTGCTGCTTCCAAAACATCCAGTGAAACTATTTGTTCCACCAGTACCGGCACCAGTTCCAGATACAACTCTAAATGCTTTATTATTTTGTGTTGTTACCTGTGACCACTCACTGGGTGCACTGGATAGAAAGAACAGTGATACAGTCCCAGTTGGGAAGTGGTAGTTTCCAGTAGAAATATTATCGCTGGAGAACTGTAGTTGTGTATCTGTAATAGTTGCCATTTTATTTCCTCCTCAACTAAATGTACAATAGATGACATCAATATATTGCACCGCCATGTCTAGAGTTGTAGACCATGTAGCCTCTGCTGTAACACTTGCACTATGACTGTGTGCCCCACCATTTCCAGCAGGGCCAGAAGTGCTGCTACCACTAGTTATTGTAGGAAATGAGGGTACTCTGGGTGTATCTCCACCAGCACTATTGTCACCTGCCTCAGTTGGGTGAGAGTGTGTAGGTAACTCTGCTTCGGTAATGGTGTGACCTGAGACAGTAATACTAAATGGAACATTAAAGGTTGAACTAAATGTTCTATTAGTAAAGGAATCTGTAAGTGTAGTAGATCCACCAGTTCCAGCACCAGTGCCACTCACAACCCTCATCATCGTGTTATCATTGGATGCTACTTGAGACCATCCAGTAGGAGCAGAACTCTGATAAAAATATAATGGTGTATCTGTTTGGG